GGGGCACGAACGCCAGGAACGCGCCTTTGCGCATGATCGGCGACCGCATCGGGCTCAAGGTCTGGGAGTTGGAGCGGTGGGCGGTAGAGGAAGCGGATCCGGCACCTAAGCTAGCCTCTAATGGATAACCAGAGCAGGTGAGAGCACTAGACGAGCGGAGTGAATGATGGGGCCGGCGTCCACCCGCCGGCCCCGCCTTGTTTTAATATTCGTTCGTGTAGGTAGTGTTGCCGATGCTCTGCCTGACGGCGGTATGGCTGGAGCCGTCACAGCTGTAGATGGTGTCGTAGATGGTATTGCCGATGCGCTGCGAGGTGATGCTCGTATGGCCGCCATCGGAACCGTAGAGGTTGGTATAGGACGTGCCTCCGATCTGCTGGGTAGTACCGTTGTACGTCCCACCGCTGCTGTCCGAGCCGCTGTGGTAGGTGGTACTGCCGATGCGCTGGCTGGTCCCGTTGTACCCGCCGTATGTATCGTTCCCGTTCAGATAGGTTGTGCCGCCGATCTGCTGCGCCGTGCCGGAACCGGAGTAGGCAGGGCCGCTGGTGTTGTAGTAGGTCGTGCCTCCGGTCTGCTGGGTGGTGGTGTTGTACTGGGCGAGCGCGGGAATCGCAGAGAGAGCGATCAAGGCTAAAGTGAAAAGGAAATTCTTCAAGGTGGTTCTCCTATTGGTTAGGGGTTGATGGTTTGCCTGCCGCCAGGATCGGGGAAGGCGCTTCGTTGGAAACTTGTTTGCGCTAATGTTTCAGTTATGCGCTGATGCGTTCGCGCTTGAACTTGCCCACGCGCTGGTCTGGTCTGTTCCACGCGGGGCTGCCGCACGAAGCGCAGCGCTTGGGCTCGCTGTCCGCGTGCCAGACGTGGCCGCAGCGGTCGCAGGTGCAGCGCCAGCGGGTGACGGTTACGGCCTTCATCATGCCCCCTCCTTGTTTTCGAGGTCCTGCACCCGCTCCTCCACAACGGCCAGCCGCGCATTGAATCCCGTGGCGAATGCTTCATTGGTCCGGGACCGCGCCTCGATGCGCACAGCCCACTTGCGGAACTCTTTCAAGAGTGTAGTTTCAACCTGCTCGATGCGCTCCAGCAGTTCATTCTTCACTATTTGCAATTCATCGTCTGCCACGTTTTCTCCTTTACTGAAACCATCCTACGCGCATATGCAGCGCAATGCAAGAACAAAATGCATAATACTGCTAACATGAACGTGGTATTCGCACGCACCAGTCATCCTTTTCGATATCGCTATCGGGCTGTGCTATAGTTGCGAGCAACATGCAGCAACACCGGTTCTGCTAATCAGGTTGGCCGGCTCCTGAGCGCATCCACCGCAGCAATGCGGAAGGCACCGAAAACGGGCAGGCGAGGGTGAACGACTTCGCCGGATCAGCGCAGGAAAGAGCAGAAATCGATGCCGCGAACATATATTTTCCACGCGCGCGCATAGAAAAAGCCGGAATCTGCATGGAAGCAACACGGTTCCTAGCACCGATACGCTAGCCCTCCTGATATGTCCAACAACCATCGTGTCCGCAACATCACGCGGGGCTTCTCGCTGAAGCGCAAGCAGGCTGTGCGCGCCGTCGCCGAGTGCGCATGCGCATGGGTTGAGGTCGGCGAAACCATCCGCGACCTCAGCCTGCGCGAAGCCATCGCCGCCCGCAGCCAGCAATCCAGCACACGCGAGCCGATGCCCTTCGCCGAGCTGCCCGGCCTGCTCTACCGGCCACCCACAGCCGAGCAAGCGCACACCATGCGCAACTATGGGCTGATGCAGGCCGCTAACCGATTCGCTGCTGAGAATGCGTGATGCCAGCCGGTAGACCGACCGACTACAAGGCGGAATATGTTCAGCGCGTGGCGGAACTCGCGGCGAACGGTGCCACCGACATGGAAATCGCTGATGAGTTTGACGTTAGCGTTCGCACTCTCTACAGTTGGCGCGCTGTCCATCCTGAATTTCTACAAGCCTTAAAAGCTGGCAAAGAAATTGCAGACGAGCGAGTGGAACGTTCACTCTTTCAGCGTGCTACAGGCTATGAGCAGCAGACCGTGAAGATATTCATGCCTTCGGGTGCTGATAGCCCAATATTTGCTCCGTTCCGCGAAGTGATCGCACCGGACACAACGGCCTGCATCTTCTGGCTGAAGAATCGCAAGCCGAAGGAATGGCGCGACAAGTCAGAGCTTGAGGTTCCAGGGCTCGCATCGCTCGCGGACGTGATTGCAAAGGCTCGTAAGCGTGGATAATCCTGAACTAGAACTCGCGGAGGATATAGGCAGATTTACCGTCGATCCGCTCAGTTTCGTGCGCTATGCGTATCCTTGGCGCGAACCAAATAGCGAGCTGGCAGAATACGACGGTGCGCGCAAATGGCAGCGTGAAGTTCTGGAAACAATCGGCACCCATCTGCGCGGCCCTGATCGCTTCACTCCGCTGCTCTATGCGATTGCCAGCGGTCACGGCGTCGGAAAATCGGCGCTAATAGCGATGATTACCGATTGGGCCATGAGCACCTGCGAGGACTGCCGGGTGGTGATGACCGCGAACACTGAGCCGCAGTTGCGCACCAAGACCTGGCCAGAAGTGAGCAAGTGGACGCATCTGGCTATCAACTCGCATTGGTGGAGCGTGACCGCAACCACCGTAAGCGTGCGCGAGAAGGCTCACGAGCGGCTGTGGCGCACCGATGCGATTGCCTGGAGCGAGAACAACACTGAGGCGTTTGCCGGCCTGCACAACAAAGGCAAGCGCATTGTCGTGATATTCGATGAAGGCTCGGCGATTGCGGACAAGGTCTGGGAAGTGACCGAAGGCGCATTGACGGATGAGCAAACGGAAATCATCTGGCTGGCATTCGGCAATCCCACGCGCAATACGGGCCGCTTCCGCGAATGCTTTGGCAAGTACAAGCACCGCTGGATCACTAAGCAGATTGACTCGCGCACAGTCGAGGGCACGAACAAGGAGCAGATCGCCAAGTGGGTTGCGGACTATGGCGAGGATTCAGACTTCTGCCGCGTTCGCGTGCGCGGCGAGTTTCCGAGGGCAGGCGCAACCCAGTTCATAGGCGGCGACATAGTGTCCGGTGCTCGATCCCGCACGGTTGCGCCTTCAGGCTTCAAGGTGCTGGCTGTGGACGTGGCGCGCTTCGGCGACGATCAGACAGTGTTAGGCATGCGGCAAGGCGGCCATCTGCGCATCCTGGCACGATTGCGCGGCCTGGACACGATGCAGGTAGCGGCGCGGGTCATGGAAGTGATGCGCAACGAGCAGCCGCGGGCCACAATCATAGACGGTGATGGGCTCGGAGCTGGTGTGGTCGACTGCGTTCGGCACACGATGCGGGAGTGGTTTCCGGCTCATCCATTACATCGCCTGCAGGAGTTCCACGGCGGCAGTTCTCCGAACGATTCGAGCATGTTCTTCAATCGCCGCGCCGAGGTCTGGGGCATGATGCGCGAGTGGCTCAAGGAGGGCGACATTCCCGATGAGCCGGAGATTGAGACGGACCTTACCGGGCCTGAATACTACTTCTCGAGCAAGAATCAGATTCAGTTAGAGCGCAAAGAGGACATGAAGCGGCGCGGCCTGTCGAGCCCCGACGTGGGCGACATGCTGGCTATGTCATTTGCGGCCGCTCCTGCGGCGCTTGAGTATGACGAGATGGCAACCGAGGCAGAAGCGGCCATCTTCGCGCATGCAGACAAGCGGTATCAAGAGGCGCGGCAGTGAGGGAATGCAGGCAGTGCAGTAAAGAGGATGCGCCCTGGTTCGAGCCTGCACCTTGCTCCTGCGGCCTGCCGCTGGATGAGGACGATCCCAGCCCGCTGAAGCACGCGGCGGACTGCAACGGCATCGGGCACGAGGTGGTGCTGTATCCGGTGCGCATCGACAAGCGCGAGATGACGTATGACCAGAAGCTGTTGCCCAAGTGGACGGCGAAGGGCTGGCGTCTGATGCAGAACGGCATCCGCTATTACCGCGTTAAGTATCTATGCCGCCAGTGCATCGTGGCCGAAGATGGCGCGCAGGAGCGGCGGCGGGAATACGAGAAGGCGTGCAAGGCGACGGCTGGCGGTGAAGCGATAAGTTACGCGCAGATGCTGGCGAGCCAATAGGAGAGAGCGACGATGGCATGGACGGTATTTCAAGCAACGGTAACGACTCCCGGCACGCCCCAGCAACTGACCAGCTCGGTCGTGCCCGCATTCCCGACGATGAGCGGCAGCATGTCGGGCGTGGTCCTGCCCACGGCATCAGTGGTGGTCTTTCAGGCGGGGGCGCTGAACACGGCGAGCAAGAACATCTATATAGGTAGCAAAGGCATGACTGCCGGCACCGGGCTGTCGCTGCCTCCCGGCGTATGGTCGCCTCCGATTTCGCTGGCCGAGGGCGCGGTATCGCTGGCCGAGATTTGGATTGACGCGGACTCGGGGACGCTGGTCAAGGGCCTGACCGTGCTGGTGGTGGGCTGATGCGGCCGCGTATGCCGCAGAAGCCTGTCTGCCGAACCTGCGGAAAGCCGGTTCTGTTCGGCGACCTCTACTGCTCTAAGGAATGCGGGCAGAAGCTCAAGACGGTCGCGGAGGCGCTGCTCGATGCGGGCTTTGTGGCGGATGAGCGGGCGCCCAACATCTATCGCAAGAATGGCATTGCGCTAACTGTGGAGGCGACGGCAAATGTCGGTTTGGACAAGGCTATTCGGCAGCACGGCGACATCCGCCAGCAATACGGCGCTGGAGGCGCTGTGCGAACTGATGAAGGGCCAGCAGAAGCTGTTGGCGCAGCAGCAGGAGACGCTGGACCGGATCGTGACGGCGCGCTACGACCGCCCCCTGGAGCGCAGCCGGGCAACCGCGCCAACGGAGCCATTGCCGTCGTGGGCGATGAACGACCAGGGCGATTCGCGTCCCGACCCGGAAGCGGCGGAGATTGAGCGGCAGTTGAGCAGGATCGCGACGGCATCGGATGCGGAGTGGGTGAATGGCGACTAGTGCGCAGGCCGGGCATCCCGAGGTAGCGCCGCAGACGGATGCGCAGGGCGCGCTGTCGGATCACATCACGAAGATGTACAAGAGTGCCAGCCGGTCGCGCTATGCGGAGGAGCGGGAGTGGGCCACGGCTGGCTACTTCGACCAGAACAAACAATGGCTGGAGGAAGACCCGGCGGCGGGCGGACGCTTGCGCCCTATGGACCGCAAGAAGGATGCCAAGTGGCCGCAGCCGATCACGAACCTGTTCAGCAAAACGATCAATATTAACGCCAACGCCCTCGGGGCGGACATTCCGCGCATGCTGGCGCTGTCGGATAATTACGACGCGCGCAATCGCCGGGCGGCGGAAGCGGCCGAGAACGTCATCGATGCCGGGAACCGCGAATCGGATATGGAGATCATCAACCCCACGCTGGCCAAGCGCGTCATATTATGGGGATGGGGATGCACCTATGACACGATTGCGTTCGATCATTCGACTGTTGAAGTGCCGCAAATCCCTGAAAGCGTACCGCCTCCTGATCCAGCAGCAGGAATGGGCGGAGGGGAACCAGGAGCAGAGGCGGCTATTCAACCCGCAGGCGGGGCCGTCCCGGCCGGCGCCGCGCCCCAAGTAGAACCCTCGCCCGAACTTCAGGCTATGGGCGTGCAGACGGTGCCCACGGCGCGCCTGCAGACATATTTACTGACACCCTTTGAAGTCTACCTGCCGCGCGATTCCGCGGACATCAACCTGACGCCCTGGCAGATCGTGCGCTGGCGCAGGCGGCTGGGGCTGGTCAAGGAGCTGTATCCCGATTATGCGGAGAAGTTCACCGCGGATACGGCTGATGTTGCCTTAGCGTTCTATTACCTCAATACGCTGCGCTCGCTCTCGTTTCAGAACAGCAAGATGAATGAGGCGGAAGAGGAATTCTGCACCATGACGGAATACTGGTGCGAGTGGACGGCGGTGCCTGAAGAGGTGCAGGAAAAGATTTCCGCCGAATGGGAAGCGCAGACCTCGGAGATTTACGCATCGAAGGGGCTGACGAAACTGCAGGCGGCGATTGAATATGGCCTCTTCGCAGTGCAGTGGCAGGGACAAATCGTGCAGTGGGCCGAGAATCCCTGGGATGGCGACTCGCCGCTGACGTTCTTTCCGTTCCAGAAGGACAGCGTTTCCGTTTATCCCAAAGGGCTGTCGGTGGAGCTTATCCCGCTGACCAAGTCGCTGAATCGCGTGGATTCGCTGATGCTGCGCGCGGTCATGAGCACAGGAACGGGCAAATGGCTGGTGCCGACGACGCAGCCGATCACGCAACTTTCGGGCGATCCGGTGGAGAAGGTAGAGTATGACCCTCTGGGCGATGGCAAAGTCAAGCCGGAGTTTATCAATCCCACGCCCTATGGCCCGGTGCTGATCCAGTTGCGGGAGCAGATTGTGGCCGATTTCAAGGAACTGGGCTACTCCAATTCGGTGGCCGAGGGCGAGATGCCGGGAGCGGGCACGGCCT